TTTCTATAACTCCAAAATAAGTTGATAAATACTAGAAAGTTTCATAACGCTATTTATCTATGTACTTAATACCGAGGAAAGAAACGTGGCAGACAGCAGTGTAAATATTGAATCGATTGCAGGTAAACCTGCCGAAGCCTGGGCATCTGAAAAAACAGCGTTAGGTATCCTGAAAGAACTTGAAAAGATGGGCAAGATTACGGCCCAGCAAGCTAAATCGTTAGGAAAGAATGGGCTAGGACCTAATAAAAAGGGGTTCGACGACTTAGATAATGCTATAAACGAGTTAGAAAAAGATACTAAAAAACAAACAGAAGCTACAAAGAAAACCACAGAAGCTACAAACTTTTTCGGTAAATCTTTAATAACTAAAGGTCGCCTTCTAACAGCAGCATTAACCGGTACTGTTGCAGCGGTAGTAGGATTAGCAGATTCGATTAGTGATCAATTAGCACTGAACCTCGAGCTAACACAAGCCGGTATGAACTTAGCAGGATCCGTTAAAGGGATTGCGCCCGGACTAGCAACATTTGCAGATGCTGCAAAGACAGCAAACTTGACATTCCAGGAATTGATTGCATTGCAACAAGAATACGGCAACGTCCTGAACATATACGGTGTGCAGCGTTTTGCGGCAGTATCTAGAGACTTCCTCGGTAATGTCAAGGCGTTAGGTGTGAACAGCGGAGAAGCTAGTGAGTTTGTTGCAGAGTATTTAGAGCAGCAACGTATTTTAGGGTTTGTTAACAATCAAACCCAGGCACAGATGACTAAATCAGCAACAGAAGCATTTAAGCAGTTCGATAAGTGGAGTACTATTTTAGGTAAATCGAGGGAAGAAATACAAAAACAAATCAACGATACAGTTAAAGCGTCTGTAGATAGTACAGCATTTATACAGCAAGGCGGCGAAGGTGTTAAGAAGGCGTTTGACAACATCGGCATGGTATTCAGCGACCCTACGATGCAGCGTCAGCTATTTGATGCAATTGCTTCGCCGTATGCTGCTAATACCGAATTCTTCAATGCGTTAACTGTGACCGCTCCTGGCGCGATAGATGCATTTGAAAAGATACGCAACATGGCGCGTAACGGGATCACACCAACGGAAGATGCACTCGCAGCACTAGTTGATCGGATTGCAGAAGGTAATCAAGAGCTAGCACTACGTATGGGCGAAGAAGGCCAGGCCCGCAATCAAATGATTATTTGGGGTAAACAGTTACAAGAAAATATTAAAGTATCAAAGGCAAGAACAAAAGAAGAACAAGAGGCACTTAATCAGCAAAAGCTTCAGGCAGAAGGTTATGCTGATTTCCAAGACACATGGAAATCATTTACTCAAATCTTCAGTAGAACGCTAGGTGCAATGTTTTCAAATGAGGAGTTCGCAAAATCAATCTCTACGATGATAGAAAATATTACTACTACCATGGTAGATATGGCTCCTGTGTTTAGTGAGACATTAAAGCAACTACTAAGTGGATTCGGGCGATTTGTAAAAGGACTCGGCTGGGTATTAGAAAAATTCAACAATATGGATATAACCGGATCAGTAACTGACTTTATAGAAAAATTCGGTGGTCTCCCGGGCGCCATTGCTGCCGCAATAGGAATAGCGATTGCCGGCACAGCTGGCGTGAAGATTATCTCTACATACATCGGCAGAGCATTATCGGGCATATTGGGTAAACTAAGAATGGGCGGTAAAGGCGGAGCAGCAGGAGCCGTCGGTGGCGGCCTAGGCAAGGGTATCGGTGGATTAACAGGTGGTGTAATGGGAGGATTAGCAAAAGGCTTTTCGGCATTTGCGTCGCCTGCGGTTGCAGCTGGTATTGCAGTATTTTCTGGGGGGATTGTAGCAATCGGTGCAGCACTAGGCGGAGCCGCAGCTATATTAGGAACAGGATTACCACTTTTCACTAACAGTTTAAAGGAGTTGCAGAATTTAGATGGTAGTAAGTTAACCGCAGTCGGCGACGGAATTGTTGCACTAGGCGGCGGGTTAATTGCAATGGGTACAGGCGGAATCGCCGGAGCAATTGGCGGTGCGGTGTCTGCTTTTGCAGATTGGGTCGGAGTAGGGCAGAGTTCTCAGATATTGACATTAGCCGACGACGTTAATTTATTAGCAGATGCTATGGCAAGAGTAGAAAGTATGGGATCGTTAAGTTTTTCTTCCGGCCGTATAACAATGGGAGAAAAGCAAGTTGTACAAATACAACAAGACGAGCCCAATCCTATTACTAAAACTGACATTTCGGAACTTCAGCAGACTAATCCGACCAGTCCTGGCGGCATGGCCGCAGACAATGAGATAAATACGTTATTACGTCAACAAATAGATACACTTAAAGATATTTCCATGAAACTGTCAGAACAGGTGTCGGAAACAAAGAGAACACGAACAGCAGTTGTTAATCAAACTGCATAATAGGTAAATTATTAATGAGCTGGAAAAAGTATTTCAAACCTGTAAACTCTGTGCTACCAGCACAGTCTTCTACACTGTCGAGTAGCTATGCTAGCGCAAGTAAATATAACTCTTGGCTACCAGAAGTGTATGCAGGCCCACCAGATCGTCTACAGAGATATAACGTCTACGAGACTATGAATTTCGACCACGAAATTCACGCTGCACTAGACACATTAGCAGATTTTAGTACAGAAGAAGACGAAGAAACTAAATTACCGTTTGTATTCGAATGGAACGAACAGCCGTCACCTGCAGAAATAAACATCCTGACTAAGACATTAAAGCAGTGGTGTATTTTAAATGAGTGGAATAAGCGTATATGGAATACGTTTAGATCGACATTGCAGTACGGTGATCAGTTCTTTATTCGTGACCCAGAGACATATAAGTTGTACTGGTGCGACCCGAATAAAGTTATGAAAGTAGTTGTAAACGAAAGCGAAGGCAAGAAAATCGAAGCATATTATATGCGTGATCTTGATTTAAACCTAAAAGATCTGGTTGCTACTTCGCAATACGGGCCCAACGGCCCCAGTTACGGCTCCACTAGTTTGGTGTTTTCGCCGCCGTTAAATGGTGCTGTAAACTATACTACAACATATTACGGGACGCCAGGCGGCGGCAATGACACATTCCAGGCATCGGACGAAATACCAGTTGATGCGGCACATGTACGTCAAATAACATTATCTGACGGAATGAGCGCATCGTGGCCGTTTGGACTTAGTATCCTTGAGCAAGTATACAAAGTATATAAGCAGAAAGAACTTTTAGAAGATAGTATACTAATTTATCGTGTACATAGAGCGCCAGAGCGCCGCGTGTTCTTTATTGACACAGGTACTATGCCGCCTAACAAAGCACAACAATATCTAGAACGTATTCGCTACGAAGTACAGCAAAAGCGTATTCCGTCTCGTACAGGCGGCGGCCAGAACATTGTAGATTCGGCATATAACCCCATGTCCATGCTAGAAGATTACTTCTTTGCTGTGACAAGTGAAGGCCGTGGATCTAAAGTAGAGACATTGCCAGGCGGCGAGAACCTAGGAGACATTGATGATTTACGCTACTTTAATAATAAAATGCTTAGGGCGCTTGGTGTTCCGAGCAGTTATCTCCCTACTGGCCCAGAAGATGGCACTGCATCTTATAACGATGGCAGAGTCGGTACTGCATTCATACAAGAATTCCGTTTCGCAAAAGTATGCGAGCGCCACCAGCGCCATGTAATTAAGCCACTCGATGAAGAATTTAAGCTATTTTTAACATTTCGTGGCATCACAATTGATAACTCTTTGTTCACATTAAAGCTGACACCTCCGCAAAGTTTTAGCGAATATCGCCAGCTAGAGTTAGACGCCGCCCAAATTAATGTGTTTAGCAGCATGGCCGACGTTCCATATATTTCGAAGCGATTTGCTTTAAAGCGTTATTTAGGTCTTACAGAGCAAGAGATCAACGAAAACGAACGTCTATGGAAGGAAGAGAAAGGGTCGTCGAAAAACGTTAGCAAAGAAGAAATGCCAGCGATGGCACTCGGGGATGCAGGTATTACGCCCAGCGGGATTGACAATATGGCACCCGACGAGGGTTTTGAAGACCCTGCAGACGCAGACGCAGACCTAGATGTAAGCGACGAGATGTCTGATGCAGACGCCGCTGATTTCGGCGAAGATCTATAAATACAGTTAGATGAAAGGAGATTAATTTTGAAAGCACGGGAACTATTAGTAGAGTTTTATAGTATCGAAGACGATAAAGCTGCACAATTCGATTACGACGATACCCGTAGACCACGGTTAACTCTCCGTCATTTGCAGAAACTACGTAAGGCCAAGGATGCAGAAATGCTGGATAAGGCTGAGCATTTAGCATTTGTGCCCACCATGTACGGCGCGCAGCCAGACGCGGAGGGTATGTAAACCCGTCAAATAATTCACATTAACATAGCATAGAATTTTCTGAAATTCTGTCATAAATATCACTAGGGTCAAAAAAAAGACTTCTTTTTGGCCTATTACGTCCTTCCTTTTCAGTCACGTCGGTAAATAGCATTAGATAATAAATATATCTATTAATTTTTTCCAATGGGAGACTGCAAGCAATGTCACAACAAAAGAAACTTGAGCAAATACTAGATTTCCTCGTAAATGAGGATGTAGAGAAAGCTGAGGAACTTTTGCACGATCTCGTAGTAGAAAAAGCTCGTAACATCTATGAAGAACTTGTCAACGAAGAAGACGAAGACGAGGAAGACATGGACGAAGCAATGGACGAGTCCATTGGTGGAGATATGAAGCAAGATTTTACTCGCGACGTTCGAACAGCAAAAGAAGATATCGAAGCCGATGAACTACAAGACGGCGAAGTAGAAGTAGAATTCGATAGTGAAGAATGCGACGACGACGAAGAATGCGAAGACGAAGAAGATTTCGACTTCGACGGAGACGGCGAATTCGACGATCACGAAGAAGAGCACATGGACGTAGAAGACAAGGTTGAGGATTTAGAAGCCCAGCTTGAAGAGCTACGTGCAGAATTTGAGCAGTTAATGGCTGCTGAACTCGAAGAACCACATCACGACGCAGAAGACTTCGAAGTCGACGGCGAAGCTGAAATGGAACTAGAGCCAGAAATGGAAGAAGGAATGTACGTTGGCGAAGCTACTAAGCTCCAAGACGCTGTTCCTAGCACCGGACAAGACCGTGATGCAGGTACTGGCAAATTAGTCGGAACTGGCAAGCAGTCTAAGTCAGGCAAAGTAGACACTAAGTCAACTTTCACCGATGCCCCGGCTAAAAGCATAGACGGTGCTAAGCCAGTTGACTTCGGCAAAGGTAAAGGTGGTCAACCAGACGGCCCTAAAGGCGGCGACTCCGATAAGGCTAAAGACGACACCCCAAGCGACAACATCGATGTTAACCCGAAAGACGTTAACCACGGTAAGCAAGATACCGACGGTGATTTCGTAGGTACAGGTAGCCACTCTAAAAAAGGCGCTACTAATACCAAAAGCCCACTTTCAACTGCGCCTAAAAAGCCGTAAGGAAGGATAAATGGAAATGGCAAACAAGCTATACGAGTACATGTCGTTTGATAACGCACATTTAGTTGTAGAAGGTTTAAAAGATGGCAAGGATCTGTGTATGAAGGGTATCTTTATACAGGGCGATGTGCGTAATCAGAACCAGCGTGTTTACCCATTAAGAGAAATCGGTAGAGCAGTAAAAGTTATCAACGAGAAAATCAATGGTGGCGAAACTGTTATGGGAGAGCTTGATCACCCAGAAGAGCTGTCTATTAACCTAGACCGTGTATCACACATGATCACGGAAATGTGGATGGATGGTGCCGACGGACACGGCAAGCTCAAAATAATCCCAACACCGATGGGCGAAATTGTAAAGACATTGCTACAGTCGGGAGCGAAACTAGGTGTTTCCTCCCGCGGTAGCGGTAACGTTGACGACACTGGCGCTGTTTCAGATTTTGAAATTGTTACAGTTGACATTGTTGCTCAGCCAAGTGCGCCGAATGCGTATCCACGCACAATTTACGAAAGTCTTTTTAATATGAAAGGCGGTTCGCAAGTATTTGAGACGGCACGTGGTGCTGTTTATAATGATCCGATCGCACACAAACATTTACATAAAGACATAATCAAGTTTATTAACGAACTTAAAGTTTAAGGGAGAACTCAAGATGCCAAAAGAATTAAACAAAATCTTGAGTGAGAGCGCAGGGCTTTCAGTAGAAACACAAGAACAGATCAACGAAGCATGGGAGTCTAAGCTGTCAGAAGCTAAAGAACAACTCACAGCCCAGCTACGTGAAGAATTTGCTAGAAAGTACGAGCACGATAAAGGCGTACTAGCTGAAGCAATGGATCAGTTCCTTACTGACAAGATCCGCGTTGAACTCGAAGAATTTGCGGAGGACAAGCGTCAGCTTGTTTCCGAACGCATCGCTTACAAAAGCAAAATAAAAGAACACACTTCTGTCCTTAACAAGTTTATCACCGAGCAAGTTGCAAAAGAGGTTAAAGAGTTACACACTGATAAAGCTAACATGAAGGAAAACTTCAAGAAGCTTGAGAACTTTTTACTGAAACAGCTAGCAGAAGAGATTCGCGAATTCCGCAAGGACAAGCGTGAACTTGTTGAGCAAAAAGTTAAAATGGTATCCGAAGGTAAAAAACACCTTGCAGAAACCAAAAAGCAGTTTATTTCTCGTGCGTCTAAAATCGTCGAAGCTAACATCAATACTGTTCTTAGAGCAGAAATTGGTCAGTTTAAAGATGATATTAAACTAGCACGTGAAAACGAGTTTGGCCGCAGAATTTATGAGGCGTTTGTCGGAGAATACCTAACTTCTTACCTAAATGAAGGTACAGAGGTAAGCAAGCTTCAGCAAGTACTATCACAGAAGGATGCAGAAATCGAAGCAATCAAGGAAGCTGCCCGTCAGAAAGAAATGATTGCGGAAGGACTACAATCCAAACTAAACATTGCTAATGATAGAATTAGCAGAAATAAAGTAATGTCTGAATTGATGTCTCCTCTTGCAAAAGAGAAAAGAGGCGTTATGAAAGATTTACTTGAATCAGTAAGGACACAGGACTTAGAGAAAGCTTTCAATAAGTATCTACCTGCTGTATTAAACGAAACGGCTGTTCGTAAGAAAGGACCTACAACACTCAATGAGGGTCGTAGACTATCTGAAAGAACAGGCAACAGGGCACCCAATAAGGCCCTCCAAGAAAATGCCGACAATGAGTTTAACAGTGAGCTTGAATCACTAAAAACTCTTGCAGGCCTAAAATAACAAGGAGAAACTAACAATGGCAAACAAGCTATTTGAAAGCAATTGGGGGGCCACCAAAGAAGCCTTATTAGAAGGTCTTCAGGGGTCTCGCAAAAAGAACATGGACGTAGTCCTAGAGAACACTCGTCGTCAATTAACAGAAAGTGCATCACAGGGTTCAACCCAAGCTGGTAACATTGCAGTACTTAACAAAGTAATGCTTCCTCTTATCAGACGTGTAATGCCTACTGTTATTGCTAACGAGATCATGGGTGTACAGCCTATGACTGGCCCAGTAGGTCAGATTCACACATTAAGAGTACGTTACGCCGATTCGGCTGCTGGCGTTACTGCTGGTACTGAAGCACTTAGCCCATTTGAGCTAGCTCGTGCTTACTCCGGTAACAATGCACCGAACTCATCTGTTGCACCTTATCCTGCTGCTGCTCCAACTGCACAGCTAGAAGGTCTACCAGGTAACAAACTAAGCATCCAGATCTTGAAAGAGACTGTTGAAGCTAAAACTCGTAAGCTATCTGCTCGTTGGACCTTCGAAGCTGCACAGGATGCTAACGCTATCCACGGTGTAGACGTTGAAGCTGAAATCATGCAGGCACTTGCACAAGAAATTACCGTTGAAATCGACCAGGAAATGCTACAGAACCTACGTAGACTAGTACCGGTTGCTCCAACAACATACAACCAGGCTGCTGTAAGTGGTACCGCTACTTACGTTGGTGACGAACATGCTGCACTAGCAGTTATGATCAACCAGCAAGCTAACCTAATTGCTGCTCGCACACGTCGTGGCGCTGCTAACTGGGCTGTTGTTTCGCCAACCGCGTTAACAATCCTCCAGTCTGCTACTACTTCGACTTTTGCTCGCACAACTGAAGGTACTTTCGAAGCTCCTACAAACACTAAGTTTGTTGGTACTTTGAACAGCACAATGCGTGTATACGTTGACCAGTACGCCTCTGACAACACTCCTGTGTTGATCGGATACAAAGGCCCAACAGAGACAGATGCAGCGGCATACTACTGCCCATACATTCCTCTAATGAGCACTGGTCCAGTAATGGATCCAAACACTTTTGAGCCAGTTGTTTCGTTCATGACCAGATACGGTTACCTTGAGCTTACCAACACAGCTAACAGCTTCGGTAACGCGGCTGATTACTTGAGCACAATTGGTGTTGACTCTGCTACACTAAAGTTCTACTAAGAACTAATAGTTTTCGGACTATTAAGAAAGGGGCAAATGCCCCTTTCTTTTTGACTAAAATTTATAATTTCATTTTCTTGATAAATACACAAAACAGGATTTTTTGGGGATAACAAGCAATGGCAGATAAAAACATTTCTCAGAGCGGCATATTCGAGTGGAATGCAACGCCCGATAACGCTGGAGCACCGAGAGACTTAACAGGCAGATTCGGCGGAGTTTTCCGTGTTGAAGGTAGTGCAACAGACGGCATAATTACAACCGACACTGGTCAGAACTTGCGTATTCAGCCTACCTTAGGTGATTTAATTCTACCCGGAGATGTTATATGGCCTAACGCAGACGGTACTAATTTGCAAGTATTGTCTACGGATGGACTGGGAAATTTAACATGGGTCGATCAATCTGGTACTGGTGGTTCCGGATGGGATGGCATATCGGGGTCGGTTCCTGAATTAGGTGGCAATTTAAATGCAGCCGGATTTACAATATATACAGAAACCGGCAGCGGGTTAGATCTGATGTTCGATTCTGATACTAGTCGCATACTTGTAGACGATGGCACCCCAAACCCCGGCGCGGTTACTGTAGAATCGGCAGCCGCAAAAGATTTATCCCTAGTAGGCGGCACCGGCGTTGTTAGTATCGGCGGCACTGGCCCGGCAGTAATTTCAACTGAAACGTCCCAGCCTTTATCGATCGAGCCGGATGGTGACTTGTCATTAAAGGGCCTAGTGTGGCCCAATGCAGACGGAACTGCTGGACAGGTGCTAGCAACAGACGGCTCCGGCAACTTGTCTTTTACTACAGGCGGCAGCGGTGGCGGGACCGACTGGAACTTTACATCCGGTACGTCGCCTAAGCTAGGCGGTAATTTAGATGTAACCGGATTCGAAATTTACACCGAAGTAGCATCAACTGAAGATATTGTCCTTAATGCAGACTCTGGAAATGTTGTGTTTGCTAGTCCACTCAGCGAAACTACACTAACAACAGCTGGAACTTCTCATCTTCGAATTGCGCCTGCCGGTGATACGATCCATATTGATAAGAATATGGTATTAAACACTGGCGTAGAAATGTTAGCCGGCAACTTGACAAATATAATACGCTGGGACGTTACACCACCTAGTGATCCTTTGTTCCCGAACGTAACTTTTGTACACCTCGGTGAAGATTTAAATGCGATTGACATTCACGGTGTAATCTTTCAACCGGTAAAAATTAAAAACGATACTGCCATACAGGGCTACAACGCTGCTTATACCGCAGTACAAAATCTAATTTCGATCGACCCCAACGATTATGTTATTGTGGGCGACGGCGGAACGGCGCAGACTGCAATACGTTCTGAGAATGCAGGACTTGATCCGTTAGTACGCCAAGGAACTTTTGGCTTAACAACTGATTATACGATTATACATGAGGGCAATCTCGACTTAATTAGTATCGGTGACCTAAACGACGTAGATATTACAACTACTGCACCTACTGTAGGACAAGTATTAGAATGGGATGGTACTAATTTTGTACCTCAGTCTATTAGCGGTACTATCACTGGTGCTACAAACTTAACACCAGTATCTCCGCCAACTTCGCAGGGCGAAGTATTTAAACAGAATAATGCAGGCGTATTAGAATTTAGAACACTAGTAGCAGGAACCGGAGTTACAATTTCCGAACTTACTAATGCTGTTCAAATCGACGCTAGCGGTGCCGGAGGCGGTGAGGACAATACGGCGTCTAACCTAGGTACCGGCGCAGGAGTATATGCGACTAAGAGCGGTGTAGATTTACAGTTCAAATCCCTAGTAATGGGATCCGGAGTAACGATCACAGAGACTGCAACTGAGATTACAATAAACAGTACAGCAGCCGCGCCGATAATAGGCGAAATTAAAGCGTTCGTCGGCTCGCCTGCGAGCTTACCGTTTGGTTGGCATGTTGCAGACGGAACAAACGGAACAATTAATCTACAAGATAGAACTATATTCGGCCAGGGAACAAACTTCCCGTCGGTCGGCGTCGGTGGTGGCTCGTTCCCTGCCGCTATAACAACAACGGCAGCTGGATCACACTCGCATACTCTCAGTGTCGATACAGCAGGAGCGCATACTCACTCGCTAACAATCAACAGCGGCGGCGATCACTCCCATACAGCAACTACGGCCTCGGCAGGTAATCACTCGCACACTACAGGATCGGTTACATTAACTTCTGCACAGATACCAAATCACGCACACCCTATGTTCGTAAACGATACAGAAGTACAGTCAGGAACACCTACACCTGTTGGATTCTTGCAATACTGTGCGGTTTCGTTAACTAATAACAGCGGCTCGAAAGGTTATACAATTGTTGCATCGAATCCGACTAGCACAACTCCGACACTCGGCGCAACTGGGCTAGTTGGCTCAAGCGGGTCGCACAACCATGGTAACACAAGCACAACAGGCGCACACACTCATACTGTGTCTGTTACTACATCAGGAAGTGCCCACAGTCATACGGGCTCTGCAGCTTCAAATGGTAACCATACGCACACCGGTACGTCGAATACAGTGAGTAGTCATACGCACACTGTTACGCCGTCGTTGCCTCCGTATTTGGTAGCATATTGGATACAGTATACAGGCGCCTAAGTTGCAATCTGCTAGCGCAATTTTGCCGATATTCGTACAATAGAGCGGCCAAGGTAGCCGCTCTGATACTAGTGGGTTAGTATTTCTATACCGGGTTATTCTTCCCAGGATTGCATCATCGTAAACAACTCTGCGTAGTGTTCGAAATTAGATTTGATATTCTGGAGGATATGTAATTTATCGAGTCCGACATTGTTCGGGTTGTTACGGTGCTTCTTTTGAAATTTAGAAATTGCATGGCAGTCATCTTCTAGGTCTGATAGTAACTGTGTAAGCCAAGTATCGTCCTTAAACAAGTTGATGACCCACACACAGAATTCGTTTTCGGGATCATATTTGAATAGTGATTCTTGTAGGTTTTGGTATAATGCATCGATTGGGTTTATTTCTTTTCGGTATCCGCTTAAGATTGTCGGGTACCTATATTTACGATGTCTTGATAATAATTTTTTGTTGAGGTCTGCGTATTCTTTATCGAACTCTATCTCAGTGTCGCTGAGATAACTTTTCTTCTCGGTGCTGTTAACGCTCTGCATATACATAGAGCATCTAAGTTTAGACATTCTACGGTCGTATTCTCTACGCTGAACCGCGCGTCGAATTCGTGCCTCTCTAAAACATATGACCTTCTCGTCCATGTAAATATTTATCTGTTATTTGTGTTGCTCTAGTATCATCTTTAGTTTTTCGACTGATTTTGCTTTGCAGAGAGATGTCCTTGCGCCGGCATGCATTGGCTTCGGCCACACTCCTAATTTTGTCCACGCATAACCAACAGCTTCTTTGTTTATACTAGGAGTAAACTCTTCGTCTACTACACAGACAAAGGTATAATATCTAAAATGTCTGTCTTTTGATTCATAAATGTCAAACGGATATATACGAGAGATCTCCGGGACAATGCCCATCTCCTCTTCGAGTTCGCGAAGCAATGTTTCTTTGGGCGTCTCGCAGCCTTCTGTCATGCCTCCCCACAGTGACCAGCAAAGACTGTGCGTCTTATACGGTGCTCGTAAGTTTAGCATCACTCGAGAAGTTTTTGAACACAGAAATAATGCACCTACGCCAGTCTTCTCTATTGTCGGTGTTAGCATAAGTCACTCGGGCTAGGGTCGTCGGGGTTCCATGGCAAATTGCCTGCGTTAATATTTTCCATACGCCAGTATCCCGGAGAATATTCTCCGAGGTATGTAAATACCCACTCGTCACCAGTGAAGCGATACTGATTACCGGTAGACAAGTTGAACACATATTGATTCGCCTCTTCTGCGCGACTGTCGAAGCTAATAAACCAGTTCTGTCCGTCGAACTCGACGATATCGTTCTCGTATGCGTTTAGAAGCCCCCAGTAACTAGGCGGTGCAGGCGCGAATGGTGTTGCTGGCTCCTCGCCGTCAGTCATGTTACCTATGAAAAGATATCTTGCACCAGCAACAGCAGGGGGCAACGTGCCGTCGCCCGGGTAATGCTGCACTGGATCGATTATATCGAGTACCGGGCCGCTTGCTAGCGTATTAGGTAATGTATCTTCGTCTACTGTGTATGTTAAAATGTTCGGACGTAGCGGGTCAACTGTTACAGTTCCGAGTATATCGTCGTCGTTCTTTTCTATATCTGGATCTAGTTTTAGTCTGAGGATGGTTTCGTTGTCCTCGATATTGCCGTACGCTTCGAACAGTTGTTTCCATGACAGATTAGGGTCGGCTACGCCGTACGGAGATAACAGTATAATTTCGTTCGGTGCTAGTCCGTCTATTCCTACTCCGATTTTATAACTTCCGGGTGTGACGATAATCTGTGCAATACGTTCGCCGATGCACGACATCGGGTCGAGGATATTTTGATCGATTTCGTGTGCTGGTAAACTAGACGCAGCGTTAACATTAACAACAATCTCTTCGATAATTTTAATACGCCTAACTTTCGCAGGCGGATTAATCCAGATAGGAACGTTAAATCTTAAACTGGCAATGTCTTTTTCTGCTTCGGTGCCCTGCGGTATAGATCTGTTTGACCAGACCGTCTCGATCATTTCTACCTCAAACAGTGCAGACCAGTCGAACTTGTTTGAATTCTGTTGCAATTGAACTGAGGGATTAAATATCATCCAAATCTGTTCTAGTATTTGCAGTTTGGTTGTTGTAGTAGTTGTCCATATGTCTAACTGCATAGTTAGGTTGTACGGTACAGGCATGTAACGATTGATCGTGCTTCGATTTCCGACTTCACGACCGTATTCGTTTGTTTCTGAATTAAAGGTCCGCTCAATTGCGTTCACTTGGCTTTCGAACGCAGGATCTTGTCTGCGTTCAGGCGCCATATTAATACCATAGATCCACGCAGACATCATCGGACTAGGCATTGCGGTATTCTGGCTTTGTCCTTTTATTATTTGAGCACCCATCCATGATGGATCTCCATATACGACAGGAACTCGCCGTTGAACGAGCGTACCTTCCTCGAGGTTCCCGGTTTGTATTTGTATCTCGCTAAAGATTCTAATAAACTGTACTAGATATCGTCTTAGCTGGCCGTCATAAAAAAATCCACTTACCTAACCTCCTTTCTCATATAAAAAGTACCATCGCTTCGGTACACTCTTTTACTACCCTTACAGGTGTGTTTGTATACAACTGCCAATTACTTTTTCTCCATCTTAGCAGCATACAGACTCTTGTATTTGTTGGTAGCTATCTTTGAATCTCTTAGCTCACGCTTTAGTTTTGCCAATTCCGGGTCTGCCTTTTCTTTCGGCACAGCAGATTTGATCCCCATCATAGCATCTATTCTTGCCTTGTAGTCGCCGTGTGTTTTCATGATGCTCCGTCTAGTTTCTTAGCAATTTCTTCGTGCTTGGCCTGTTTTTCTAGTGTTAGTTTTTGATTTTCTGCATTTAGATCAGTCTTGGCAGAAATAACCTTACTGAGTGGTTGTTTTTGTCTTTCGATGTCGCCGTTGTCCAGTACAGTCATTTCTATGTTATCGATATAAGTGTCGAGGCGCCTGTTGTATGCTGTCCATATCTTACGCAAATCGTCTTCGATTCTTACAAAACAATTTCCCTGCTTTTGAAATAATCGATCAGGGTTGTAGTCTATTCGCAAGTAATATTCGCCATCTTGCATGTCTTCTGGGAATGTTACTCCGATGCCTCTCAACGGCGCCCCATTCGGCGGAACGCCATCGCCACCTGCCCAATATGTTATTAGTGGATATTTTGTTTCTTCGTCGATTGTAACGTAAAGATGTGCAGTATCGAAATACTTAGGATCATAAAAAACATTCCCTGCTGCCTCTTCTACGATGGCGTCTGTGATGCCGAGTATCTCGCAGTATAAATCTAGTGCGTCTTTCAAGTTATGATTCTCTCCGTATCCTGGGTTGCCGCACCCGTCTACCGCTTCTGCATATCCGGGCGGCATGAGCCCCGTTCCGTTGCCCTCGCCTCCGGCGGTGTCGCCTGTTGCAGCCTTATCGAGTATATCTTGGTATTCTGGAGCAGCCGGCATCTGTTTGCCACGAACCTTCCACAAATGAGGAAACCATGTCATCGAATGTCCTGGTGCTGAATATAGTGCATCTTGAACTACATAGTATTCGTTTATCGACTCTCCGCTTAGTGTCTTATCTCTTGCGCTAGGCATCTCGATAACATCGCCTGCCATAATTTTACGCCCGAATAGTTTAATCATATCGTTGTAATGAAAAGTAAAACGCAACGTATCACTAGATAAGAATATACCAAATTGTGTGAGATCGTATTCTACGTCTTCAGGCGTATAGTGTCCGCGCAATTCGTACACATTATCGTCGTAGTCCCTGTCCCTGTTTTCTAAAAACAGCATATCCTGAATATCTGTTATGCCACCGCCACCTTCCGGCCCGGTGTACTTGTGCAGCAAAAGGCTTACTCCACCGATCCACAGGTTCTCGCCCGCCATTCTGTCGGCAAATTGATAGTCGTTGCCCTTGTTAGGCTTCCACATTGATATTTTAGGCATAATAAATCTCCGTTTAGTGTATTTATCACTAAAACATAACCGAAAATTAAAACTGGGTTTCTTAGATAGACGATAAATAGTAAAATAATATCTTATGACTAGCATGTGCTAGACAGACATTACGTCTGACATAGGGAGACACAGTGGCAGTAACTATAAATGCAAAGGGGACCGCGTCTCCTAGCTTCACAATCGGCAAACAAGGAACTACATTGCATCAAGGCGATGCAGTATTAGCTAGTGTTGCGGCCGAAGGTGATTTCTGGTTTGATTCTACAAACGGCTCGTTACAATACAAGGGTTCTGTTCCGACGGTCTGGCGTAACTTAGTATTTGACGATATTTCTTTTCTTGACGATTCGATTATTTCTCTTACCGGGGATGCTACTATTGCGCTAAGTGATGATATTTTTATTACCCCCGGAACCGGGGGTAATGTAGTAGTCGGTGACACTAGTAACGCATCAATCGTAACCGATATCGGCGTCTCCCTGTCTCTTGTCGGCGACGAAGGGGTTACGATTTCTACTGCGGCATCGAACGCAGATATTAATTTGGTACCAGACGGAACCGGTTCTGTGGTTATAGGGACAACCGGAAATCAGGCCATAATCGAAACTGATGCTGGGGATTCTTTAGTAATCACAGCAGGAACCGATTTAATACTTCAGGGGCAAATCTGGCCAGGAGCAGATGGCACTGCCGGACAAGTTTTATCGACAAATGGGTCAGCTACTACCAGTTGGACGACATTACCTGGTATAGTAACTACGACTGACCCGAAAACTTCTGCCTATACTGCATCCCCCGGCGAAAGAATTCCTGTTAATACTCTTAGTTCGGCAATAACGATAACTTTGCCGCTAACTCCCGGTGTGGGTGACCAAGTGGCATTTATTGATTACCTATTAACGTGGAATACAAATAATTTAACAGTAGCAAGGAACGGACAATTAATACAAAATGCTGCATCTGATTTAGTGGTGAGTAGCTCATCGCCGTTTACGCTCGAGTACATAGATTCTACTGCAGGATGGAGATACGTATAACTAGGTTGACAGTTGACGATGTTGTTGTTATACTAATAACAGACAATATTAACTGTGTGAAATTTATGCGAGTAGACCAAAACATAGTCGATGCAGTAAAAAATTATTTCCGTTATGGTTGGGAACCGGGTTCTTGTACTACCCTTATGCTGAGGGGAAAATACGACGAAGCGCGGACTCATGCACACCCACATATTAAGAACGATGTTGCATGGGCAGACCATGTAAAGTTCATAGAGACTTGTGTTCCGTTGTGTTGCAGGGGGGAGAATGTTTCTACCTGGCAGGGCTATATTAAAGAGCGCCGAGAAGATCCGTCTTTTGCATCCCTTATGCGACTAACTGTTGCAGACGATCACTTTGTTTCAGAGTGGGCCAGACGTTAATGTGTTATCCAGATGCCGAAGTACCGATGGAAAAATTCTTCGAGGCCCACGAAAAATTTGAAAAGGACCTGCACGATATTCTTATTTTTGGTACAAGGTTCAAGGAACGCTACATTCGCATATATAGCGAAACGTCCGGTTCCCAGGCTGTTTGGGTTTATCTTCAACGAAGCACAAACAAAGTAGTAAAGATAATCATTAACAGCGATATGTCTGAGCAGCAATACAACAAAGATCCGGTTGACATCTTAGCAGAAGATGTTAATCTACTAACTCGGCTCAACGAACTTGATTCGGTTAAGAGCATGAGAGAGAACGCTGCAATTGTACGCGAAATAATCTACGAAGACCAGATTATGGTAGCACTTAAATACAATATTGAGCGTGTATCGATATTTAAACCAAAATAGGAGTACGCCTATGCGTTATTAAAAACTTTTATATTAACTTTAAATATTACATAAAGCCTGAATAGGCAACCGCTGTTGGATGAGTATAGATCGCTCCTAACATGTATATAGCGTTCACGACGTCGGACTATCGTAGGCGTGAGAACGGAAGCGGATCGTATAATACCGCAACCACTGCTACGTGTCCCTATGCTGTAGCATGTCATATAAAATATGGGAAAGAAACTGTTATAGGGAACAGTTCTTTCCGACTTAAGATAGTAGACAGTGAAGTAAATAGTGTGGGAGAGACATGCCCGTTCGACAACGGCGAGACACGCCGAGTATAGAAGAGCACAGGCGCTGTGAGTGGATGATGCGAAAGTAGGAATGACTACCAGAGCCGCTTTTCACAAGAAGTACGCAACTAATAGAACTATTATGGTATAAGTAATAGGAAAGTTTTTTGCACTCAGATTAAACCCCTAAGCGGTGAAGCCGATGGCTATGACCCTATGCAATATCTGACTATGGTAGGAGTGGAGACCTACTTACTTCACTTACAAATTAAAAGTGTGAACTGCCGCACAGTTTACGTGGAAACAAATTGGTAGATAAACGTTTTGGTGTTAGAGTGTTGAACTGTATACATTAATGGTAATGTGTATTTTAACTCTATCAGAGGCATCTAATGAATAACGGACTTATACCTGCAAGACATTTTGTTCAGATAGTTTCCGCAAATGTGCAAAACGAAAAACTTTCAGATACAGCATTTCGTGAAATGGTAAAGGCAGCAATCGGCGAAGTCGAAGGCGGCAAACGTAACGTACTAGCAAGTGATCCAGTGGGTGATGTATCGCCTGTTAGGGTTTACAAGTTAGTCTCAAACAGCGAACGAGAAACAACTCCAGAAAATTAAAGAAAGTGGTTGACAGAATATAAATACACCTATATACTGTGCAACTTGAAATTAGGTAAGACGAAAAAAGTTTTACAAAACGGTTGACAGCCTGCATGTTTTATTATATAATGCAGGCTTGTTCAATAAAGAACACAAAAATTTGCAAAAGAGATAAATAACTTTTGTAATTCAAAACAATTGGATTTAAAGGACTACTAAGACAAATGACAACGATACTGAAACAAATTACCGCGATGCGCTGGCTCCAAGCCACAGCACCCGTGTGTCATATTGGATCAGAATCTATAGTATTAGAAAGTGGTTTTAATTATGATCCGATTAACGCTTCCTTAGAGCGAGGTTCTACAGAAACAATATAACGTTATGTAGAAACAAGATTTTAAGGAAGCAGCTGAAGAGCTGCTTTTTTTATGCCTGATGTTTCAGAGCAGCTAGAACACAAACATTAGGCCCGAATACACGAACCATGTATTCGGTGATGGTAGGACGGTTTTGTATGAAAGCGCGGAGGTTGAAACTCCTCCCCGACTCATACATTAGCAACCCTTTTATAGTGTGGTAATTATAAAAGTCCAGGTACCCCGGATCTCTTAGTGTGAGGACATTATTTGCGGGACAAAAATGTCCTTGTAAATTTTGCAATGGGGTGAAAGCTCGCTAAGTAGTTAGTAGCCCCGGCGCATTATACACTTAATTTAAAGTGTTTTTTGTGGTGGGTATGATGGAATGGTAGACATGCTAGGTTGTGACCCTGGTGCCTGTAATGGGTTTGCGAGTTCGAGTCTCGTTACTCACCCCAAAAAGCATTTACACTGCTCCTATCGTCTATGGGTTAGGATAGTTGGTTTTCACCCAGCTGAATAGGGTTCGAGTCCCTATAGGAGTACCACTTTTAACTTTGTGACCTCAACCTTGGCAGATTAATTCACAAAGGAGAATATTATGTTATATGATGGATTTGAAGATTGGAACGATGTATTAGGGCAGTTTGAAACACCAGCGCCTAAGAACGCTATTCCCTTGTACGCAGAATACAATCACCAAGGGTACGAAGGTTCTGCTTTTGTATTGTTCATAGAAAACGAAAAACTGTACGGTGTTTATGGTTCACACTGCTCGTGCATGGGACTCGAAGGTCAATGGGACCCGGAATTGATAGAGTGGGAATGTGCAGTCGAATATTTAGAAAAAACTTGGTACCTAGAAAACAAAGGCAAAGTTATTCCGTATGTGGAAACTTTAGCGGCATCTTCGGACCGCGGCAAAGACATAGACGAATTAAGAACTTTTGTTACTCTTAAATATCAGTTATGACCTCCCGGTAGTTCAATGGTTAGAACATTGGGTTTTCAACCCAACGACCAGGGTTCAATTCCCTGTCGGGAGACCAGGCAATTGGCAGTAGCTTAATTAAAGTCTTGCGAGTTCTCGCAAGTGATACTAGTAACCAATCTAGTCTGCCTACCAAATAAAACGGGGGGTTAGTATAACGGGATTACCACGGCCTTGCACGTCGTTGACAGGGGTTCGATTCCCCTACCCTCCACCAAATTCAACTGTATTAGTTAAAAAGACGCAAAGTCAACTGATACAGTTAACTACCCTGATGAGTCTTATCAGAGACGAAACACCGCAACGGTGTAGGTAGAGTAGCAGCGTAATTGGTAGCGCCCGCGCCTGTAAAGCGCCGTTCCCGTTGGGGGTTCGAGTCCCTCCTCTACCACCAAATTTAAAGGGGCATTGGCAGACTGGCGAATGCATCGGATTGCAAACCCGAACAATGGTGAGTTCGATTCTCACATGCCCCTCCAAACAACGCCCGGTTATTTCAATGGTAGAATGCTTGCCTTACATGCAAATGACGCTAGTTCGATTCTAGCACTGGGCACCAAAATATATGCAGCTCTGGCAGAGATGGTTCTATTGCGCGAGTTTGAAGAACTCGATATTCCGGTTCGATTCCGGGGGGCTGCACCAAACACTGCGGGTACTTGTCTAACTGGTGTAGACGTCAGGCTTCCACCCTGATCCTTCGGGAGTAGAGTTCGATTCTCTGTATCCGCTCCAAATAGTATTCCGTTAGTTCAATGGTAGAACGTCTGATTCCAAACCAGAAGACGTGGGTTCGATTCCTACACGGTTTGCCAAACAATGCCCCACTCATCTAATGGGAAGATCTCCGGCCGATTACCGGATCATGGTGGTTCGAGTCCATCGTGGGGTACCAAATATGCTATGTGATCCACGGCTCTGAACCGTGCCAAGACCTCTAGCTTTTAAATATGCCCCGGTAGCATAATGGCAATGCAGCTGATTGTCTATCAGTACAATGCGAGTTCGAATCTCGTCTGGGGCGCCAAAATTTGTTTGCTATTAAGCGAAAGACGGGTGTGCTGGATCAAGGCGATGGCGAAATAGGGCCTTCCCATATGCGGGAATGGAGTACTAATGCACAGCCCCCGGGTCCAATAGCAAACAATCAAAATAATCTGTGTGTAGCTCAGTCTGGTTAGTGCCGCATTTTGTTTCAATCTACAAGCACTAGGCATAAATACATGTATGGGTGATTTAAGCAAGTATAAGAATACAGACGGTACATACACATCACCAAAAAACGGTCGGGTGTTTAAAACATTAAAGTCGTTTAGGGCTCACTGGTACTTTAAGGCACCAGAGAATCGAGCAACGCCTGTATTTGAATACAGGGTATGTCAGTATTGTGACATACAAATGACAACTGGTAATATTAACAAGCATACGGCATCGTGTTATTTGAACCCAGTAAATATACGATACTGCGAGAATTGTAATAAACCAATAAAAAATTACAAATACAGCAAAGGTACCTGCTCGAGAGCATGTGCTAATACTGTATTTAGATCTGGAACAGATCACGGAAATCATAAAGCACACAGATATAGAACCATTTGTTTTTCGCAACATGAAAAATGTTGTGTAGTGTGCGGCGAAGATAAGATAGTGTCGGTGCATCACTATGACAATGATCACAATAATAACGATCCGTTAAATTTAATACCGATGTGCCCCACACATCATCAGTATATGCATAGTGTATATGCAGACGAGATTAGAGATATTGTAGATGAATATATAAAACAATCCGGGTATAGCGCAACTTGATAGCGCACTCCGTTTGGGGCGGAGGGGTTGTAGGTTTGAATCCTACTATCCGGACCAAAATAATCTGAGTGTGGTGTTTAACGGTAGCATATTGGCTTTGGAAGCCTTCGGAGAAAGTTCGAATCTTTCCACTCAGACCAAATTATGTTCTTCTGTAAAAAGAAGAACACCAAACAATTCCTCTCGGGCCCTCTAGGTGGGGGCACTTGACTGTTAATCAAGATGTGACACGTTCGAATCGTGTGGGGGGAGCCAAACAAACTGGTTGCATTGTATTAGAAATTATTATACTATAGCAACCACAACACATACAGGTACTAACACATGAGCGCAGACAAGAGAACTGTAGCAACCGATGCACTAGAAACACTGGGCATGAAGATCAGTCCGAACGAAAAGCGAGATGCAATTCACCTGGCAGTTGAGCCAGTTTATGCAAGCAGGAAACTTTCTCCGAACCAAGATATCGGCGTCGAGATAAGAAAGGGCAAATTATTCGGTGTTGTCGGTGATGATGTTGCACTAGTGGGGAAGGTAGATCCGTTCCTGACAGAAGATGTCTACCCGGGAGAAATGTTTTGGCTAGTGGTTTATCCGAGACAAATTAAGTCACTACGCCATGTATGGGAACACCCTGCCTTTCCGAACTCGGAAGAGATCGAAGCACAGGAGATTATAGCTGTGCTTTCGGGTAATAAAGAATCCGAAGAGTGGATCGAATCTTTCGCGTCGAGTGTCGGTCTTGATTATGACGAACTAATAGAAGCAGCAAGAGATTATGTTCGGTGCGGCGATTACTTAAACAAAGGCGATTTGCTAGAAGGCGAGTATGTTCCGAACGAGTTCTGGGAACACTACACAGCAGTCACGGGCGAGGACGTACACGAAGACGAGAAAGGATCGTTCTTTACCTGTAGTTGTTAATAAAATATGGAAGGTAAATCAGATAGGCGTCTGAGGGGACCTGCTAAGTCTTTCGTCTGCTAACGCGGATGTGTTTCGAGTACACTGCCTTCCGCCAAACAATGCCCGGTTAGTTCAAAGGTAGAACGCGGTCCTGATAAGACCGAAACGTTGGATCGATACCATCACCGGGTACCAAATATTATGGGGGTCTGTTACTCACACCGCAATTTGTGGTTGATACGTGATTGTATCAGCAAACGTGATACTAAGTTCCTCCACCAATTTTATGCTCTACTCGAAAGAGACTTATAAGGATCTCTCTGGTAAATGCCTAGTGGTGTACTCCTGGCGCTAGTAACTCGGACTAAACTACCGAGCGAAAACGCAAGGAAGGTTACTGCGACAAGAAGCGTGAGGGGTGGTTCCCGGAAGCGCGGATTAAAGGTAAACCTGTCCTGGTAATGTTGTCTATGACATAGAGCGCCAAACAATGCCGGCGTACCCCAATTGGCAGAGGGAGCAGGTTTAGATTCTGTAAAGTGTGAGTTCGACTCTCACCGTCGGTACCAATTTAGATAAATAGTTGCATGAGACTATTTGAAATATTAGCAGAAATGCCCGCAATGAACCGCTCCGAAGTAGGAATGGGTCTATCCCAATATGAAAACGATAATTTTATTATGTGGGGCGGTATGCGTTCGGGGAGCAGTCCAGCAGGGCAGACCCGTTTGAAGTTTTTAATATTCAGCATGGAACTATTAAAGCAAGGTGTCCCGCAAGAGGATGCAGAAGTTGGATTTGTTGAGCTTTTTGTAGAAGACGAAACTAACGAAATTGTGGGATTAGTGAATATAGAAATTAAGCCTAAGTTCAGAAAAGGCGGCTACGGTAGGAAAATTATCCAAGATATCAAAGATACTACTAAAGCAGGATTTACAGTCAACGACATTCAAAAGAAAGCCAAACGGTTTTGGGATAAGATGGGTGTAGAATACACCGATAAAGCCAAACGCTTTGGTAAGATCAACAAATAACGCCCATATAATTCTAATGGCTAAGATCGGAGTTTTGTAATCTCCGGATCGGGGTTCGACTCCTCGTGTGGGCACCAAACAATGCCGCTTATCAGGGTTCGAGTCCCACTTGCTGATCCCAAGGCATGGTGCAAAGCGGCTCCAACAATGCCCCTGGCCCGGTGGACGGGTACCACGCTTCGAACGTGGTCAGCTTCGGAGTTCGAATCTTCGCGGGGGCTCCAAATATGTTTCTCTTAGATAAATACACTAAACACTGTCTGAGAGGATGTTATGAGACTTTATGAATTTAAATCGGCGCTAAATGAATTAGACCTTGATGGTCAATTAGCACCAGAAGAGCGCAACTTTAAAGCTACTAGACTTGCACCTGAGGAATTAGAGTTTATACTTGACCTCGTAAAAGACGACAAGATGTCACAATCCGAGTTGAGCAGTAGGGTTAACGATGCGCTAGTTGATTACAGCAGAAATAAAAACAGCCTGCGCCTAGCAGCGCCTAGAATGTACGCATTAGTACACGGCGAACTTCCGTTGGAAATGGAAGATAAGGCAGGCTGGTTCGCAACGATTCCTAGTACAATGATTAAGTACGCTGAATCTAAAGGCTACGAGGTTGCAGATAACTTGCGTAGAGCAAAAATTGATGCTCGTAACAGAAAGTCGAAACTGACAGATAAAGATGCTAAAGCAATCATGCTTCAGTATTTTAAAGACCACGAGTATCATTTAGATAAAGAAGCAGTATCTAAAGATCGCAAGAAAATACAGAACGCAATACTCAAAGGCGAACACGTTGACGTTGTTTTTGACCCGTATTTCATCTTAGAGTCTGTATTAAAGTCTTACTTTGTAAGACTAACAGAGTGCAAGCGCAAAGCAAGCACACTTAGAGAAGGCATGAGCAAGGAAGATTTTTTTGCAATCGGCGATATGTTGCAAGACGCCCTAAACAAATACAGTGCTGCCAAGCGTGGGTTAGGAATTGCTAACCGTCTACAAGATCCTGCAGACAGAGCAGTTCACCGTTCGCGTATCATGGGAAACATGAATCGTTTGAGAGCATTAGTAAGAAGCATAGAACAAAAGTTATAATTTGACGCGAGTTAGAATAGTGGTTATTCGCGGGTCTCATAAGCCCATTAGGTCGGTTCGATTCCGGCACTCGCAACCAAACAATAGGAAGCCAACGTAAGTCGTTCCTCGACGTACTAGAGTAGTAGGCATACTAACTATAGTACACTGAAAGCACCGCTAGGAGGCGGAGATGCTACTAGAACGTTGAAATGGCTTCCTGCGCAAATAAATGGGTTATGTGGCTAAGGTAGTCAATCGGTCTCCAAAACCGTAGGACTGGGTTCGATTCCTAGGTAGCCCGCCAAACATGCAATGCAGTGATTAGTATAGGGAGGATGACCGATGCCCTTATGCGTGGTCCAGGCTGCATTGTATTAATTAAAGGAGAAGCACATGGCAGAGATCATGGTAGAAGAGCTTCGTGCCCTATGGAAAAAACTTTTAAAAGCAGAAGCGAAGCATAAGACGAAGAAGGCACAAAAATTAGAACGTAAAATTATTCTCTTAGAATTACAACTACACGAAGTATAACAATTTTTAGGTGTTTGGTGTAACGGATAACACGGCGGGAGCAGACCCGTTGATTTAGGTTCGAGTCCTAAGGCGCCTGCCAAATACAGGTTGCAGATGCGTATTACATAATGTATACTGCGACTATGTCAGAAGAAGATGAAATTATCTACCGCTTGAAGTACACACCGATCAATGTGGAACTCATTGACGATGTAGAGGTAGAGGGTATTAACATACACGACCACCCCGATTATGCCGATGCGTTTATTGCAAGGGCCTGGTGGAAAAACGGAAATGAATTTACCGAAGAAGAAATAGAACAACTACACAACGAACACGCTGATTATGTGTATGACTGTATCTATAATTATATTTTTTAAATGAGTTTATGCCCGAGTATAGGAGCAAGCGACGGCTTGTTACGTCTCTAGCTGTGTAATCGCGGAACACAGTGATGATGAGTATGGCGGTGAAACGGAGGTTCGATTCCTCCCTTGGGCAACTTTTAGGCTATGATAACCCATAGGCGCGGCTACAGACGAGACCTAGTGCTGTAGTTAAACAGATGTACGCTATGCCTAGTAGGTGTTTAATCTACACGCCCCTAGACCGCGAGTATATCACCAAATAAAAGGGGGCGTAGCTCAATCGGGAGAGCGTGGGCCTGTCACGTCCAAGGTAGCGAGATCGAAACTCGTCGTCCCCGCCAATTAGATAAATACTCTAAACGACTAATTATAGAGGTTATTTATGTCAGCAGACGATATGCGAAAATTAATGGAAGCAGTTGTATTTGAGGTAGCAGAACGTCACCCGGATGCTAATAAGATATACGATGCCATTAGTGAGCTAGAAGATTTAAACGAGCAAATGAAAGATGCTATAAACGCATTTGATACTATTCTAAGACAAGCAGTCGGTTACGATGATGTTATTTACAATCGTTTCCAGTCTTACCCAGGCGGCCATATTAAGGCATCACTAGGGACGGGCGGCTACGGCGACCGAGATACAACACTAGACGAAATCATCAGTGATCTATACGAGCGTGTTCAGCCGAGCGACGACGACGAGATGGATGAGAGTGTAACATCTGGTTCCGATATTCTTGCCCTGAAAACCCTTGCAAGTGCAATTCGAAGAGTGTGGGATCAAATCGCATACGATGTCCCGGCTGATTCGGTGTCTAGTATAGACATGATAGAACTAGCAACTGACGCTGGTCGTTTAGAAATGAACGGATACGACGAAGAGCAACAGATATTCCGTGACCTAGTAAAAGAACACGGCATATTAGGAGCCTACAAGAAGATCGCTAGCGTTCTTCCGTATGACAGTTGGGAAGCCGGAGGCGGCGAAGATAGCTCCTGGCATTAAAATATACTACCCCCGCTGCTGGTCTAGCAGACTCGACGCTACGAACGTTGATGCTCTAAGGTTCGATTCCTTTCGGGGGTGCCAAATAAACATGATAAATAATTACCTCATTTACGGAGTAGTTTATTATGGGCAAAGGTGATAAGCGTAGACCACGCAACATATCAGAGAAAGAAGAAAATTTAAGATGGGAATTATTAAGTAGTTATACTACTGAAACCCGTAAAGCAACAATACGTAGAGTTATAAAACAACTCCAAGAAGAAAAGCAAAGACAAAAATAATGCTCCCATCGTCTACTGGCTAGGATACTGCGTTCTCAGCGCAGTGAAGAGAGTTCGATCCTCTCTGGGAGTACCAAATTGTGTCCGGTGCTGAATGCAGCTTTCCTCGTGTGTTTTCACGATAGTGTGGCGGTTTAAGTCCGACTCCGGGCGACCAAATAATACTAGGCGTAACTCGTGGCGAGTGGGCCGCTTTATACGCGGATTGGGCAGATAACCCCCTGGTGTAGGTTCGATTCCTCCGTCTAGTACCAGTATATTATAAAATCGAACTTCTCTTAGATAAATAAAAGTAAAGGTTCGATTATGAAAGAGTGTCCGAAGTGCAACAACGAACACAGTAAGTCGGGAGTATATTGTTCAAGGCGATGTGCTAATAGTAGAACATTTACTGAAGAATCCCGAAGAAGAAAAAGCATAGCAAATAAGAAATATTGGGCTAGTTTATCAGAAGAGCAAATCGTTGCTAAAATGGCAACGCTTCGTGCAGCTAGTCCATGCAGCCCACATAATTACTTAGAGTCGTTGTTAACTCAAGACTGGGACGTTATTGGTATCCAGGGTAAGCGTCTGCGAGTAATACTAGATCAAGATGGAAAATGTAATAAATGTGGATTAGACGAGTGGCTGGGCGAACAACTTACACTCGAGTACGAGCATATAGACGGCAATAACCAGAATAATTCCCGTGATAATGTTGAGGCACTCTGTCCTAATTGTCACTCGCAAACGTCAACGTGGCGAGGCCGCAATATAAAAAGTAAACGCAACAACCAACGAAGAACCGAACGTTACTTAAAAATGAAGAAGCATTAATCCACGTACAACAGACAACCAAACAATCGTGATGAGGCCGAATGGTTAGGCAGCTCTTTCATACGGAGTGTGACGGTGGTTCGATTCCACTCATCACGACCAAACAATGCCTGGTTGGCGCCGAATGGGATGGCACCACCCTTACAAGGTGGAATGAAGTGGTTCGATTCCACTACCAGGTACCAAATTATAGGCCCTTCGCATAATGGTTAATGCATCTGACTTTGACTCAGAGTATATGTGTTCGACTCACATAGGGTCTTCCAGATGATAAATACATTGAATATAATCTACGATGTGGAGAAAACAATGTCAGCTATAGAAATGCGTAAGTTAATGGAAGCCATTCAAGAGGCGTCAGCAATGACGTCATCTACTTTCGACGATTTTAAGCGCGAAGGACCGATGGAAGAAATGGATGACGAAACGTTACAATATTGGCTAGAGGAATGGAAGGACGAATACAACCGTCAAAAAACAGCCGATAACGAGTTCGAAGCTAAACATGCATACGGTATGTATAATACTATCGACGCTGAACTAGACGGCAGACAAGAATACAGCCAACAGCATACCGACTACGATGATCCGCATGGCGATAGAGATCCGTCCCCGGAAGACCAAGCAGGCTGGGCATTCCAGGACAAGTACGACAGATATAAAAACGAGTACTAATAGTTAAATGAAACTTTTAGAACTCTTCGATCAGCCGGTCAAGTATGAAATAGATTCAGACGGCGACGGCTGGACAGCAGCATTTACAGTAAACGGCGAACACTTCGAGGTTTTGGTCGAACAAATATCAACTGATGCCTATGAGGTTTCGTTTAGGAGCATGGAGGGTTTAAAACTTACCGGTCGAGGAGATGCTGTTACAGTATTTTCTACAGTTATTAATATTGTTCGTGACTTAGTTAAGTCTAATCCGAAACAAATACGAACTATATCTTTCCGGGGTGATAAGTCAGAAGCTAGTCGGGCACCACTTTATGCTAGATTAGCAAAGAAGGCAGCAGCCGAGTTAGGTTGGACCACGCGCAGAAAAGAAGATTCGGAGTTTGATGAATTTATAATTGACGCACCGAATAGTAATTATAAAGTAAGACAGGTATTGTTGAAACGTGCGACTAGTTGAGGTTATCGGATTTAAGCCCTTCGATGACACTACAACGGATCTTCCGATGTATGATAACTGGTTCGAGAATCCAGAGTACGCATTAGAACAGAAGGGCTATGAAGTATATAGAGTTTACATAACA